GTTCATCCCGAGGGAGACCAAAACCGGGGCATCCATCAGGCATACGACGAAAATTGATGGAAGCATCCAAATTGTAAAAAAGCGCCACAGAACAATCTGTTCTGTGGCGCTTTTTTGCGCCCGTTGAAGGCGTCTCCGGGTGACAGTGAAAAAATTTTGGGCTTCTTTTCATTGGGTGATGGGAAACGTGCAACAAAAAGGGGCATTTTTACAAGAGTATGAGGAGGGAAGCGGGTGAAGCGGAAGAAGAGAAGGGCCAAGCCCACCAGGGAGCAGCTTTTGAAGCGGCTTTGGGAGATGGCGGAGGGAAGGTCCAATGACGTGGCCAAGCTGGCCTTTTTGGAGGCGGAGAATGCGGAAGAAAAGATGGAGCAGATGGACCTGACCGAACTGGTGGAGCTGAAGCGGAGCGAAAAGGGCGCGGTGGAGGTCAAGCTGGTGGATCGGCTACGGGCGCTGGAGCTGCTGCTGGAGTGGACGGAAGAGAAGGGGGAGGACAGCGGACGTGACGCGGCGGCGCTCTATGACGCGCTGGAAGCCAGCGCGGGAGAACAGAGAACGGAATCAAAATCTGATTCAGAGCTTCTCCCCCAAACAGCTTCGGGTGATGACCTGGTGGTGTGACCGGTCACCGGAACGGGGGAGAGACGGGATCATTTGCGACGGCGCGGTGAGAAGCGGGAAGACGCTGTGTATGGGGCTGTCCTTTTTGTGCTGGGCCATGCGGCGGTTCGACGGGGCTCAATTCGCACTGTGCGGAAAGACCCAGGGCAGTTTGCGGCGCAATCTGCTGATCGGACTTCGGGCGGCGGCGGTTCCGTGGGGCTTTGAGTGGAAGGAAAACGTGAGTCGGGGAGAGGTCGAGGTGTCCTTTGGCGGACACCGGAATCTCTTTTATGTGTTTGGAGGCGGAGACGAAGGGGCGTCAGCCCGAATCCAAGGGTCCACCTTGGCGGGGGTGCTGTTGGACGAGGTGGCGCTGATGCCCCGGTCCTTTGTGGAGCAAGCCTGTGCCCGGTGCTCCGTGGAAGGGGCGAAACTGTGGTTCAACTGCAACCCGGAAGGGCCGTACCACTGGTTTTATCAGGAGTGGATCCAAAAGGCGGCGGAGCGGAAGCTGCTCTACCTACATTTTACGATGGACGACAATCCCGCTTTGTCCCCTGAAATCCGAGCGCGATACCGGAGAATGTACACCGGGGCTTTTTATCGGCGGTTCATTCTGGGGGAGTGGACGGCGGCTCAGGGGCTGGTGTATGACTTCTTTGACAACAGCTATCTGGGACGGCCGGACCGGGAACCAGAAGAGTTCGTCATCTCCTGCGACTACGGGACACGGAATCCGGCGTCCTTCGGTTTGTGGGGCCGGGTAGGCGGTGTGTGGTATCGGCTTTCTGAGTTTTACTATGACGCACGGAAGGAGGGCGGCCAGCGGACGGACGCGGAGTATGAACAGGATCTCCGACGGTTGGCGGGAGGACGGGCGATCCGGCTGGTGGTGGTGGACCCGTCGGCTGCCAGTTTCATCGAAGTGCTGCGGCGGGCGGGGTGGCCGGTCGTCAAAGGAGAGAATGATGTGCTGGCCGGTATTCGGTTGACCGCAGACCTGCTGCGCAGTGGGAGGATCGTGATCGGTCCGGAGTGTAAGGACGCCATCCAGGAATTCGGGCAATACAGCTGGGATGAACGGTTTGGCGGGCAGGACCGAGTGAAGAAAGAGTATGACCACGCGATGGATGACATCCGCTATTTTGCCGCAACCGTGGCGGGGCGGCGGAGGGAGGAGCCCTTCGGTGCAGTGGCGGTGGAGCGGGGCGTCATTTAACTCATTCTTTTTCTTGAAAGGAAAAGAATCAAAAAGAACTTCAAACGTTACGAACTGTGATGCTTTGCAAGGAGCATGGCAGTATCTCAGCTTGAAGTTCTTTGCCAAGCTTTCTTTCAAGAAAGCGGAAAAAGGAAGCCTTTTTATTCAGAAATAGCATAAGGAGGAGAGAGGTTTGGCGCTGTTTGAGCGAAAAAAGAAAGCAGAGGAGGCGCCGGTGACGGTCCAGCTGCGAGACGGGAGCCGGCATCCCTTTGGGGCATTGGAACGATATGTGCCGCTGAAAACGGGAGAGGTCGAACTGTATCGGGCCATCCGGGAAGCGGTCCCCATTGTGGACGCGGCCATGATCAAGCTGGTCCGGTTGACGGGTGGAGTGAAGGTGGTGAGCGAAGACCCGTTGGCCCAGAAAGACCTGAACACTTTTTTGCAGCGGGTGCCTACGGGACGGGGGCAGCGGGGGATTCAATCCTTTTTAGACTGCTATCTGGATTCCATGTTGACCTGTGGGAGGGCTGTGGGCGAGATCGTGCTGGACAGCAGCCGGAGCGAGATCGCGGCGGTCCTGTGCGGCAACGTGGCCGATGTGGAGATCCGGGAGGGGGACACGCCCCTGCAATTTACCCTGTGCGGGCGGGATGAGAGCGGGAAGCTGATGGATCTGCCCTGGCAGAATCTGCTGCTGTTTACGCCCTTTCAGCCGGAGACGGATTCCCCTTATGGTGTGTCGCTGCTGCGCTCTATGCCGTTTTTGACGGAGCTGCTGTTAAAAGTGTACAACGCGCTGGGGGCCAACTGGGACCGGGTGGGAAACGTCCGATTTGCGGTGGTGTACAAGCCGGGAAACGACGGCCTGGAGCGCTCTTATGCCAGAGAGCGGAGCGAAGAGATCGCCAGAGAGTGGTCCAAGGCCATGCAGGAGACCAAAAACGGCAGAGTGCGGGATTTTGTGGCCGTGGGCGATGTGGGGATCAAGGTTATCGGGGCGGACAATCAGATTTTGGACAGCGAGGTGCCGGTGCGGCAGATTTTGGAGCAGCTGGTGGCGCGGACAGGTATCCCGCCCTTTTTGCTGGGGTTGTCTTGGTCCACGACGGAGCGGATGAGCGCTCAGCAGGCAGACATGATGACCAGTGAGCTCACTGCCATTCGGCGGATGCTGGAGCCGGTGGTGGAGCGAATCTGTGAGCTGTGGCTGCGGCTCCACGGCTACGGGGACGGCGTGAAGGTGGATTGGGAGGACATCAACCTCCAGGACCTGACGGAAGAGGCCAAGGCAGAGCTGTACCGGGAGCAGGCGAGAAAATTGAGAATAGAGAATGATCGGGAAGAGGGAATGAGGACGTGACTTGGCCTCTGCGAGCGAGAGCGAGCCGCGCCATAGGCGCGTAAAAACGTCGGAGACGTTTTCCACAGGCGGGATTCATTCCCGCCGAGGAAGTGAAATCATGGGGTCCCCGCAAAAGCGTGCTTTTGTGGGGCGGCCAAGGCAGAGTTGTACCGGGAGCAGGCGAGAAAATTGAGAATAGAGAATGATCGGGAAGAGGGAAAGGAGCAAGGGGTATGAAAGTGTGCAAAGAGGCGATCTGTGGATTGGAGGCAGAGGTGGACGAGCAGGAGCTGGCGCTCATCCATCAGCTGAGCCGGAGAAAGGTGACGGCGGAGGAGGTGTACACCTTTGGTGTGCGCCTGTGCGACAACGAGGTGGACCGGGACTTTGAGCGGTTCGATTTGGCGGCGCTGGAGAAGTTGGCCAAGCTCTTTGTGGGCAAGAGCGGCATCTTCGACCATCAGTGGTCTGCCAAGGGACAGGCGGCCCGCATCTATCGTACGGAGCTGGTGCGGGAGGATGCGGTGCGGACGGTGTCGGGGGAGCCGTACTGCTATCTGAAAGGGTACGCTTACATGATGCGGACGGAGAGCAACCGAGATCTGATCGCGGAGATCGAAGGAGGCATCAAGAAGGAGGTCAGCGTGGGCTGCGCGGTGGAACGGACGGTGTGCTCCATCTGCGGTCAACCCCTGAATGACCGGGAGCGATGCGCCCATGTGAAGGGGCGCTGGTACGACGGGAAGCTGTGCTACGGTATTCTGACAGAGCCCACCGACGCCTATGAGTGGTCCTTTGTGGCGGTGCCCGCTCAGCCCAACGCAGGAGTGGTGAAAATGGCGAAGCCAAGCCGCAGCCTGAAAGCGT